CCTCACCGGGAGGTGAGGGGATAAGCAGTCCCGAAGGACCGTTTCCCCAAAAAGGTTAACAACCCCTTCTCGATTGCCCTACCCCAGAACTTTAGTAACTATGACAGTAACTAATAAAGCATTTAATAAGGCTAAGTCACCGTCCGGTGACCGCCAAAGAAAACACTTTAACAGTCTCTTGTCAAAGCTTTCTAAAGTTTTAGACTGGTTGATTTCTCAGTTTGTTATAACTGAAAAATCTTCCGTACTAACCAAGGAACTAGGCAGCTTCACTGAAAGGGTGCGTAAGATTTTAATTAATCGAGGTCCTATAGAAACCCTTAACTATGTTAAGGAAGTTCGTAGAACCCTTTCTTGTTACTTGTCAGGTAACAAGAATGCACATCCCAAAGTCAAGTGTACCAAAGATGGTATACCCGCAATTCTGGGGGATCTTATTCCGTTAATACGTAGGACACCAAGCGAAGTAATTCCCTTAGTGTATACGATATTAACGTCAACAAGATCCCTATCCTTCGGAAGTCTGGCAGATACAAAGTCAATAACTGATGCAGGAACCCATGATTTCTCATGCGTAACCAGCAATCCGTTATTTTCTAAGTATCTATCCGACTTCTGGAGTGAATTAGGGTTTAGACCATCCAAGACCCGTGTTCCGAAGAGATGTCAATGGTCAAGCTATCATCTTACAAGTAAGTCAGGTCCTAACGGACATGCCTTACTAAATTCCCTATCTGATTTATATTCTCTACCAAGTGAATTGATAGAGTCTATAAAACAGGTAGGGGGTAAGGTTTTAGCAGGACACATTGATTATCTTCTCTCAATAAAATCTCAATTAGGCGGACTCTCTTTTCCGACCAAGGAAGGAAAGTATCGTAAGATAGTTTCCTTTCCTGATAAAGAATTGAAAGTTCGGGTGGTTGCAATACTTGACTACTGGTCTCAGACCGTACTCAAGCCATTGCACCACTACCTAAATGAGGTTTTAAAGAGGATCCCACAGGATTGTACTTATGATCAGGGTAGCTTTTGGAACAAGATTGATAAATCCGAGGTATTCTATAGTCTCGACCTTACGGCCGCGACAGATAGATTTCCTATGGATTTTATCAAACTTGTTCTTAAAGCTAAGTTTCCATTCGATTATGTCGACCACTGGAGTAACATAATGGTAGGTTTTCCATTTGATTACAGACAGGATACCTTACGGTATTCTGTAGGTAACCCAATGGGAGCCTATTCATCATGGTCCTCTTTTGCTATAGCACACCATTTTGTGGTATACTACTGCATAAGAGAACTTAAACTCAAGTGGTCAGATGTACCATATTGTCTCCTAGGAGACGATATAGTAATCGGACATAAGGAAGTGGCAACTAAGTACATTAATTTAATCCAATCTCTTGGAGTAGAGGTAAATGCCTCAAAGACATTTATATCTACTCACTTTTGTGAATTTGCCAAAAGGCTAATTTACAAAGGTCAAGAGATTACACCATTTCCGATCTCAGCCCTAAAAGAGAGTGAAAATAGGTCATACCTATTATCATTTCTTATTCAGGACTGTGAGAAGAAAGGTTGGAAACCAATTAATGGAACCCCGTCTGCGGTTCAAGCTTACTATAGAAATGTGTTAAGATACAACGCCCGAAGGGGAGCTGTATGTAAACGTATTTCTACGCTCTCTCTTTTCGTTAATTCATTAACGAAGGACACCGAAAAGGCTAACGAGCGCCTCGCGGCGCTAATTAGGCTAATCGGCTGTCCGATGCCATCAAGGACTTTCAATCCTGAGGGTAAGATTAGCAAGATAATTGCTAACCAAATCCTCAGTAAGACAATCCTTGATGCTCACCAGAGAGCAAGCTTCCAGTTCGCTAGTAAATATAATAACAGGAAGACCTCATTTGGTCTTTCCGTTACTAAATTTATTAAGGAATTGGAATCCCGTAAGATCTTGGAACCTTTGGTTTTGGACCATCTAACTACGTCTTCCTTCCCAATGATAGATAATTACTTATCTATCCTTCGGAAGTTCGACTTAGTTAGATCTGAGCTTTTGCTAAGGACGCCTTCACAGGCGACCTGGAAAGAGTTACTATCACTAGTACTCTTACCTGTTGATGACGAAGTCTTCACAAGAAGACTCCATCATCGACACGCATCAGCTTGTACCACCATTGGTAGGATTTTGGAGAAAGCAATACTCAACTGTGAGGAAGAGTTATTGACTTATCCAAAATACCAACTTCCTGGTAGTAGTACAAAACCCAAGTCTTAGTTCGACAAACTAAGGCTTGACGCTAGGAAAATAGGTCACCATTTATCATGGTGGCCGGGGATCCTAGCGCTTATCCCACTACTGACAAGGTAGTGG